AAGTCTCTTTTTATGTGTCATGTAGCGGGATCTGTTTTGTCCCAAGGACGTAATGTCCTATATATTACATTAGAAATGGCAGAGGAGCGTATTGCAGAACGAATTGATGCGAACCTACTAAATATACCATTAGATCAACTACAAAATGTGTCCAAGGCCATTCTTACCACAAAAGTAGATGATATTGCGTCCAAGACTAATGGTAAGTTAATTATAAAAGAATATCCAACTGGATCGGCCCATTGTGGACATTTTAGGGCTCTACTCAATGAACTAAAACTTAAACGTAATTTTGAACCCGAGATGATCTTTGTTGATTATCTTAATATATGTGCTTCATCCAGAATGAAAGGGCTTGGCGGTGCTATCAACTCCTATTCCTATATTAAGGCAATTGCGGAAGAGATGCGCGGGCTTGCGGTCGAATTTAACGTTCCGATTGTATCTGCAACGCAGACGACACGTTCGGGTTTTACTAGCTCGGATCCTGGGCTTGAGGATACGTCCGAGTCTTTTGGATTACCCGCTACGGCAGACCTCATGTTTGCTCTTATCTCGTCCGAAGAGTTAGAACAGTTGGGGCAGGTTATGGTAAAGCAGCTGAAGAATAGGTATAATGATCCCAATCATAAAAAACGATTTGTGTTGGGTATTGATAGGTCGCGTATGAGATTGTTTGATACCGATAATCCAGAAGAAGGAGTTATGGACGATAGACCAGCTTTTGATAAATCAGAAATGAATGAAAGATTTAAAGGATTTAAAATTGAATAACCTAGATACACTGGATATCATGTTAAACCATCATCCGGTTACGACTACAATGGATCATGTATTGGATGATGATAAGGCCAGTGCTATTGAACAATTGTTTTTGTTTACGGATGACTTTCCTTGGTTCTTGGTACATGGTGTCGATAAAGAATATGACGGCAACTATATGATGGTGCATGATATCTTTTATGATGGCCAATGGAGAACCTCAGATGGTGTTAAGGCTGCCTGCCTGGATATCTTGGCCGCTCTACAACTAAAGTCAAAGCATTATGAATTAATATATAGAATAAAGGCCAACCTACTTTTACCGACAAAGGAAATTGTGGAATTTAATAATCATGTTGATATGGAATATATAGATGGTGCCAAGACTGCCGTTTACTATGTTAATGATAATAATGGTTATACTACAGTAGAGATGCCGGCCGAAAATGTAGTCAAGGAATCAAAAAAGAACTCAGCCCTAATTATGGATCAGGATATGTTACATCGTGGATCTACATCTACTGACCAACCAAGAGTCGTAATTAATTTTAATTTTATGCCCCAGGCAGGGGTCTATTGGGAGATGCGCTAATGGCAATTGAACGTAATAATAAAAAGACCTCTATTGGTCGTCGTAATGTTAAGATGTCTTCTATGAATAAATCAAAGAAGCAGGGATATAAAAAGTATCGGGGCCAAGGTAAATAATGGCAGCACGTCTTATATCACATAGCCAGCCATTTGGTCGTATTCATGCCGGAGAGCTTGCCAATAACGGTTTAGACAACATTCAGGATCTCATTGCATACTGTGCACGTGTTTCAAATCCTCAGAATCAGGCCAACACCAAGACCACTACAAAGCTGTTGGACTATCTCATTAAACATAAACACTGGAGTCCCTTTGAAATGGCTTCGGCCTGTATTGAAGTCGAAACAACACGTGACATTGCTCGCCAGCTATTGAGACACAGATCATTTTCATTTCAAGAGTTCTCTCAACGCTACGCTGATCCAAATGAAATGGATCGAGTGTTTGTTACCAGAGAATGCAGATTGCAGGACACTACAAATCGCCAAAACTCTATTGAGTCGGATGATACCTCACTGAATGTTTGGTGGGAACAACAGCAAAGATTTGTTATAGACCATGTACAACGTATCTATAAAGAAGCAAGGGAGAAGGGAATTGCCAAAGAACAAGCCCGGGTCATATTACCGGAAGGTAACACAATCAGTCGTCTCTATGTTAATGGTACTATTCGCTCCTGGATACATTATATTGAGTTACGTTCGGCACATGGAACCCAGAAAGAACATCAGGAATTGGCGGGGGCGGTAGCCGATGCTATTAATTTAATCTATCCAAAAGCAATGGAATTCACAGGAGGCTAATAAATGGGTAAGAAGCTGTCTACATTTTATAAGGATGATAAATCGGAATATTGTGAAATACATATTGACTTTAAGGAAGAATTGCTTTATATTAAATACTATAAAGAAAATTCATCTACTTGGTTTCATAAAGAAGAGTTTCCAAATAAGTCGCATCGTTATGTAGAAGACGCAGCTGAAAATTGGGCTCTTGGAATTAAGAAGATTGATCCACAATATCAAGGAACATTATTATAATGCCATATCAATCGACTAAAACATACGGACATAACATTGGTCTGTCGGCCTGCTTTAGACAACCCAATGCCCACTCTCATTGTAAATTCTTGCATGGTTATAGCCTAGCCTTTAAGTTTACATTCCAGGCAGCAAGGCTAGATGAACGCAATTGGGTCGTAGACTTTGGTGGCCTTAAACCTCTGAAGAAGTGGTTAGAAGATACATTTGATCATAAGATTGTATTGGACGAGCAAGATCCACATCTAATTGACTTTCACATGTTAGCTGAAAAGGGATTAGCCGAGCTAACTATTTTAGATGGTGTGGGTGTTGAGATGTTCGCCAAGCACGCCTACAACTTTGCGGATAATCTGGTACGTGGTATGACAGATAACCGTTGTTGGGTTACCGAAGTAGAATGTGCCGAGCACGGAGCTAATTCAGCAATATATTATGCCTAGATGCAAAGGGCATAAATTGTCCTTTACGAAATTAAAAAGTGGAGACTTTAAGGCTTCCGATACATTTTGTGGTGTTTCTAGCTTTGGTAAAATATGGTATTGCTCAGAGCAATGTAGAGATGAGCAACCTAAACTAAAATATGACTATGCCGACGAGGAAATAAGTAATGACTGAGAAGAAATATACGTACTCTGAAATATTCCATTCTATTCAGGGTGAGGGACAATACACTGGTGTACCTACTGCTTGGATTAGATTCTTTCTGTGTAACCTACAGTGTGATGGATTTGGACAGAATCATCCTACCAAACCTGAAACCTGGGAGCTTCCATATCAAGACTTTGATGCCCACTCTGTAAATAGAGTAGAAGATCTACCTGTATGGTCCAAAGGGTGTGATTCATCCTATACTTGGTCTAAGAAGTTTAAGCATCTTATGGGTCAGGCCACAGGTACAGAGTTAGCACAGAAGCTTACAGATTGTATGAAGAATGAACATAATCCAGAAGGTTGGTTTCGACATCCGCTATCTCTACAACATAATCATCTATGTATTACTGGTGGCGAGCCATTAATGAAGCATGCTCAGAATGCTTTTATTGACATCTATAATGTATTAAGAGATATGCCTGGTGGGCCTATGAGAGATACTCATTTCTATAGTTCGGATAATCTACCATCATCTATTACTTGGGAGACTAATGGTACTCAGAAGTTATCTAATGAGTTTAAAGATACAGTAGACTCTCCTCTGTTTAAACCAGAAGCATTCTTTTCTGTATCACCTAAGCTATGGACTGTAGCAGGAGAGAAAAGAGAGAAGGCTATTAAACCTGAAATCGTAAAAGAATATTATGATGTTTCTAAGAATGGCCAACTAAAGTTTGTTGTAGGTCAGACAGAAGAAGAATGGCAAGAGCTTGATGAAGTAGTTAATTTATTTAGAGAAGCAGGTGTAGATTATCCTGTGTGGATTATGCCTACAGGCGCAAGAGAAGAGGAGCAGCATGCTACTGCTGGTGATGTAGCTCGTATGGCATTTGAACGAGGTTATAACGTATCTGGTCGTATGCATGTCTACTTATTTGGAAACGCAATTGGAACCTAAAATCAGAGACTTTGAAACCCTAGAGGAAGAGATCCTAACTATACTTGCAGAAGAGTCGGCTGAATTGATCCAAGAGATCATGAAGATGAAACGCAGGAATAGTTATCCCTCTAAGCAGTTCGGGGAAGAGCTGGGTGATGTGATGTGTCTAATAGAGATGTGCCATGAGTATAAGCTGGCCAATCGATCTGTCACCAATGTCAGGATGCATCAAAAGAAAGAAAAATTAAAACAATGGTCAAAAATATTTGAGAAGACCCGTGACTTCCGCTATGAGTAGCCCTATATTAATATTATAGGATGGAGGAAAAGTTCATGGATAAGGTTACTGGCGCTCATTTGATTTCAGCTCTTATGGTTAAGAAGGGTATCGTACCCGATCAACATTTAGCTAGAGCTATTGGTACTACCATTTATGATGTATCTACGACGAAGTCTGGTCTTGTTTCAAAGACTCTTATTGATGATTATGGATTTAGATCATCCTCGTATTGTGAGGAGCATTACCATTCACGGCAGATGGTAGGAGCCCGTATCGTAAAAGAAAATCCATCATTTAAAGATCTAGTTAACCTTTTAGAAGAATGTACGAAAGTGCATTTGGTAACCTCCGAAGAAAATATTCGTCTGTCTCCATTTCAGAATGGGGCGGACACCAAACATAAGAAATGGCAGGAGCAGTACCGCCTAGCTGGCATAGAACTGGTATCTGATAAAGGTACTGCTCCAGTTTATTTTTATAAAAAATACGTGATTGACAATCAATCCTATGATAATATAGAAGAAGCGTCTAGAGCTACAAATTTAACATGGGACGAGATCCGTAGACGCTGCTCGTCCAAAGCTAAGAAATGGAGTAGTTATGAAAGACTACAATGAGGATGATGGAAGACTCTATAAGGTCTACCTTGCAAAACTAAAAAGAAGATTTCATATTGAAGACAATCTACCAATGACTGTCTATAAAAATGGTATTACATCATACGCAGATGCCATGGCTCGGTTGCTCTATAGGGGTGAGGATGAACCACATCCCATAACATCTGTATTCTGCCAACATACAAGTAATATATCGGCCTCGACTCGCCGGAGGTATACACGCGGAGAAGCATTGCGTATAGAGGATGAGATTATGGAACATATTCGTTCCAGGTCCAACGATAGATATTTTCATAATTGGTATGAGCCAAGACAAATTTCGGGTATTACAGAAATGCGTAAATGGGATTATAATGAATGGAGTTGGATTAGAGAGCAATTAACAGGGAAATATCATTAATGACTAATAGTAAAGAAATAAAAGCCCGGCTTGATCAAGAAGGCATTCGCCATTGGGCAGGCGACAACATAAGCAAAGTGTTGCTTGAAGGCGATAAAGAAGCACTAATTGATAATGCTACTACAGCGTTTGAAGGTGTATTAGACGCACTTTTAATTGACAGACATAACGACCCTAATTCACAAGGTACAGCAAGACGAATGGCCAAGATGTACTTTAATGAAATTATGGCAGGACGTTATGATCCACCTCCATCAGCTACGGCCTTTCCTAATACCGGTAAGGATGCATATCATGGTATGCTTACGGTTCGTTCAGAACTACGGTCTATGTGTAGCCATCATCACCAACCAGTTACGGGTGTTGCCTATATTGGTATTATTCCTACCGACACGGTTATTGGTCTATCCAAGTATACACGTATTGCTCAGTGGTGTGCCCGTCGAGGTACCCTGCAGGAGGAATTGTGTAATGATATTGCGCGCGAGATTATGTTGGCAACTGAATCAGAAAATGTAGCTGTCTATATACAGGCCAAGCATGGTTGTTGTGAGAATCGTGGTATTATGGCTACAAGCTCTTTAACACAGACTACGGTCCTCAAGGGATTGTTTAATACACCTCATGCTAAGTCTGAGTTCTTTGATAATGTCCGCATGCAGGAATTAAATTCAAAATAATTAGGGTTGGGCCCTTGACTATCCTCTTTCTGGACCTATATTAATAATATGAGGATTCGGAAGGAGGATTTTTTTATGCTTGATCCAAAGATCGTGAAGGGTATGAATATCAAGGCAGTTGTTGATGATCCAGAATGGCAGGCTGTGCGCTTGTCTCTTAAGGGTAATTGGAAGAATAATCATATTATGAATGTAGATACCTTAAGAAATTATTTCGATAAATATAAGGATAATCCATTGGCTATTCGCCGTCTTGTTAATGTATTGACAGGATCTGTTCATCGTGTAGGTCATACAAAGGGCCAGGCTGAAACCGATCTGCTTCGTAAGGATGTTCGCATTGTTTGGCGCCAGATGCTTGGAGAAGAAATCGATTATGAAGATCCAAGATATAAAACAGGAGAGATCTAAATGAAGACCTTTAAGCAATTTAATGAGGGCCCCAAGGATGCTCAAGGCAAGTCAGTCTTTGTAAAGAAGATTGCCAAGTCAGCAGGCGTGTCCTATAAGAAGGCTGGAGCCATTGCGGCTGCTGCTGGCCGTAAGAGAATGGGCGCAGCTAAGTTTAATGCTAAGGCGGCTGCAGGGCGTAGAGCTGCGCGTTAGAGCTCGTATACGCGCGTATAAAGTAGAGGAACATATATAATGGTGTACGTGTTACTGAAAAATAAAGGTGGTCAGGTCCTCAAAGATATTAAGCTAAAGGATCCAGATGGTAGGTCATGGACCGTAACTGGGACTTCTCGTAAGGGTATTAATCGCTATTCAATTGGTCTGAAATCATCTGATGGTTCGACCAAGACTGTCATGAATCATGATATATCCAAAAAGAAGAATCCTAAGCATGAACCTTGGTCTGTAGTGGGTGATTTCCATTCTCCAGAAAAGATTGCTAAGATGTATGGTAAGAAGGTTGATCCTGATGCCAATAAACCTAGACCCGAAAGAGCATCATTCTGGAAAATGAAATCAAAACCTGGTTCTCATAATTATGCACAAAAGAAACGTCTCATGAAAGTAGCACCTGATCAATACGGTCATCGTAAAGAAGATTGGGAAGCAAATTTAAAATGGTTAGTGGAGAATAATCTAAATGAAGAATCTTGAAGTATATGTCAATGCAGTATTCGTAGCTCCTACTTTGGAAAAGAAAAAAGAAGCTATGAACCTTTTAATTGAAACGTCTCATGCAAAAAAAGAAACAAAAAAGCTTGCCATGACTAGGGTAAATATGTTAAAATCAAATAATCAAGTAGATAAGTATGCTACTAATTATATGTTCTCGGGGGAAGGTCTACGTGTCTAATAAGGCTAATAAGTTTAACATTCATTGGCAGCTGACGCGGACTCAGGTTCGCAAGATTAAAGATGTCGATGCAAAGATCAAGTATGTCTTAAAATTTCTTGATCGTAATAAAAATATTCATAATTATGGAAGAGTTCATAATTGGCTGAAGATGACAGGAGTTGCCTATAAAGATGATAAGCGTAAGAAGTTTGAAGAGGCAGTCAGTAAATTAGAAGCTGCAAAGGGAAAGTATTCTGCAACGGCAGATAATGAAAATGATCTTTCTAAGATGTCTAAGGATGATTTAAAATTGGTCTATAAAGATCTTTCTAAACGTAAATATGGTTTTCAGTATAAGACTGTACCTAAGGCACATACAGATTTTATGGATAAGTTGAAAAAAGCTCTTGAGGATTAATGTTTGCAAAATGGACCGAGGTCAATGGTATTAAGTGTCAGGGTAAAACCGAGGCTCGTACCTGTCAGGCTTTATTTGATTTAGGATTTAATGTTAAGAGAGGTAAGTTTGTAGAGACACCTCATGGTCGTTATACACCAGACTTTGATATTGGATCTTTATATATAGAAGTGAAGGGTATTAATTCTTGGTATCAGGCTTGTGGTTTGGTGCCAATGATGGAAAATGCAAGGGATCCTAAGCTTGCTAAGATTACTGATACATCTCTCAAAAAAATGTTATATGTTAATAAGATTAAGCCTGTCTATGTATTTGTGGACTTGACTTCTTCTAAAAAAGCTTTATTATCTATGGATAGACCAAGTACAGAGCTTGATGTGTTATATGGTTATCCAAATGAATTGAAGGAATTTTTATATGAATTTACCACTGATATCTCACGAGATACCACACTCTCTAGCAGAGGCTGAACATGCTGGAGATTATGATATTAACGACTATCTTTTCGTTCTTCTACATCGTTATATTGATGATGCTCGTTATAGGGCTATTGTGGATTCTTATGAAGGTTTTACCATTCTTGATAATAGTTGTTATGAGCTTGGCGCTGCTCTTAGCAATGAACTTATTGTAGAGTATGTACTAAAGATAAATCCCGATGTATTTGTGTTGCCCGATGTTCTGGGTAATATGAAAGAAACAATTAGTCGATCGGCCGTATTCCTGCAGGAGTATCCTCAGCTGGAGTATAAGGCCATGGCTGTTGTGCAGGGAGACACCCCAGAAGAATTTAAGGACTGTTATGAGTGGTTCGACGAGAATTGTGAAAACCTAGCCATGATTGGTATTCCGTTCTGTTTTAATTGGGCATTCCGTGATAAGCTGAGTCCCATGTCTCATGCAATGGAAAGAGTAGAACTCATTGACTATCTCATGGATGAACAGGTAATCAGGAAAACTACCAAGCACCACTTATTGGGAACGTGGTGGGCCGAGGAGTTCTGCTTCTATAAGAAACATGACTGGATCTATTCAGTTGATACATCTAATCCCGTGGCTGCAGCTATTGATGGATATAGATATCCCATATCCTGGAAACCAAAAATTAAATTTGATGAATTTGTAGATAGGGACTTGACACAAATAGAAATTGATGCTATAATGTATAACACTAGACAATTTAAGGAATGGGCTAAACGATGAGTGATGATAAAATTAATCCGCAGCATTATCAGGCTCCTGGTGGATATCAGGCCATAGATATTATCGAGTATTTTAATCTAAACTTTGCACGCGGCAATGCCGTAAAGTATTTGTTGAGAGCCGGTAATAAGAAAGAAGAGGGATATGATGCAATTGAAAAAGAGATTGAGGATCTAGAAAAGTCTGGTTGGTATGTAATGCGAGAAGTAAAACGGCTACGGGCTCTAAAGGAAAACAAATGAAATTAGTAGATTTATATAATAAATTACCAAACACAGAACAAAATGTCCTGTCTGTATTATCGGGTGGTCTTGATTCATCTATCATGACCATGTGTCTTGTGGCTAAGTATGGCAAGGATAGAGTAGTTGCTCTGTCATATGATTATGGCCAGAAACAAAAGATAGAACTTCAAAAGGCAGCAGAGTTGTGTTCTAAGTTGGGTATTGGTCATAAGATAATTGACCTGGGAATACTTGGAGAAATTGCAGAACCCATCTCAGCCAACATTAGTGGATCTGAAGTTGAGATGCCCACCATTCATGATGTGCTTGGAGATCCACAACCAAAGACATATGTGCCATTTCGTAATTTAATACTACTTTCCCTGACCATGGCCCAAGCAGAAGCTTCTAATGCTTCTCATGTCTTTACGGGTCTTCAGGTACATGATGAATATGGATACTGGGATACTACCCAGAAGTTTGTGGATTCTCTTAATGAAGTTGCCAGCCAGAATAGGACCCATAAGGTAGAAATAATGGCTCCTTTTAGTCTATTGTCAAAGAAGCAAGAAATAGATCTTTGTATAGAACTACAGCAGACCAACCTATTAATACATACTCTAACCTGCTATGACCCTGATGAAGAAGGCAGGTCTTGTGGCATTTGTCCATCATGCGCAGAACGAATCCAAAACTTTATGAAGGCCGATATCGTAGATCCTATCCCCTATCAAATTAATATTCCATGGAACCAATAACATGTGTTCTATTATTGGTTCACATGATTTAAAAGAATTGGCGATGTTAGCAGAAGTAAATGCCTATCGTGGTTCTAGGTCACATTCCATTTGTGCCATAAAGGATGGGGTAGTCCAGTATATTAACAGGGGTTTTGGCAAATTAAATGTAGATGACTATATAGACAATTTACCGACTGATGCATACTATATTGGACATCAACAGGCTCCTACGACAGGTGAACCATCTATTGATACGATACACCCGGCACAACTAAATGGATGTCTCTTATGGCACAACGGGATCATAAAAGATTATCAGATAAAAGAATGGCAAGATAAGTTTAAGGATTATGATACCACCTGGGATACCGAATGGTTAATTAGACTTGTGTGTAACAGAAAGCCAGAGCTGCTGAGTGATGTTGATGGATCATTCGCATGTGCATTTTATGATTTCCAGGAGCAGACGATTATGTGCTTTAGGAATGATTTATGCCCAATATGGTTTAGGGGATCAACTATATCTTCAACCAAGTGGGATCAGGTTCTAAATATACCTGATGATCATTCCATGCATTTAATTCCCTCAGGGCAAATTTGTTACTTGACAAATGATAAAGAATGGTATAGAATGAATGATGACACGCCCTTTACGACCAAACAAAAATACTATTGGAGCCAACCCGTATGATTAATATTGCTGGAAGCCTATCGACAAGCAAACTAACAAATGTATTGCCTAAGGATGTTCAGCCCAATGCTGTTGATCTACGTCTTGGTAAGGTATTTTTAATTAGCAGTAATGTTTTTACGATAGATGAAGATCTAAAAGAGCATCGAGGGTCTGTAGAAGAACCCGTCGATATTGATGGTTACTATCACCTACATCCAGGTGCATATGAAGTTATAATGGAGAATGAAATACATGTGGGATCAGATGAAGCGGGATTTGTCATTACCAGGAGCACTCTTAATCGTAATGGGTGTTACATTACTACAGGCCTCTATGATACTGGCTATCATGGGGTTATGGCTGGGGTCCTGCACGTAACATGCGGACTTATGAGAATTAAGCCTGGTACTCGTATTGGCCAATATCTAAACTGGAAAGCCGAAGCTCTAAGTAGCTATGATGGTGACTATGGAAAGGGTAAGGAACATGATCAAAAGTATGAATAGAGGTATTCGTATAATGAAGTCAGCAGCTGCACGTCTACGTAGACGTTCTACCAAGAAAGTGGTTAATCAACGCTTGATCAATAAGTATTCAAAGCTCAGGAGACTTCGAAAGAAAAATGTTCACAATTGAATTTGATATGGACGAGACTCTTATTACCGTTATAGATAATACAGGTGAATTAGAAGATATACAAGCCCTCCTATATGAAGACTATTGTCACATAAGACAATTTAATAATAAAACAAATGCTCATGAAGTTGTTACGTTAACACCCGAAATGTATTTGAAATTAATGAAAGCCTTTAATCTTGAAGAGGGCGCATATGATATCGTTACAGTGGAGAGATAGATGAATTTTATACCGTTATTTCCTAAATTCTTTATGACTGAAGAAACCCAGGATGTTATTACACCAGATCTGCAATCATTTGCAATGGGCCTAGACAAGGGAAGCAATACTCTTAATAAAAAAAGTATGCAAAGTTACGTGCTGCATGATTTTAAGGAATTGGCCACCGTCCGAAAGTTTATTGAGGAACGTATAGGGATAGGCTTTAAAAAGTTGGGCCTTCCCGAAAGTATAGTTACCAAACCGGTTATTACCCAGAGCTGGTTTACATATTCCAAGAAAGGGGAAGCCATGCATCATCATTGGCATCCCAATAGTCTTCTGAGTGGTGTGTTATATTTTAACGCTGTTGAAAATCAGGATTATATTAGTATTTCACGACCAAATGAATACCAAAGAATTATGTGGTATCCGGAAGAAATGAATGAATATACCGCAACAGACTTTCATCATCAGGTTAAGACAGGTAGTTTTATTTTGTTTGGTTCAGAACTTAATCACAGCTTTAATGATGTCCAACATAATGAGACTCGTGTGAGTTTGGCCTTTAATACATTTATCGAGGGGTTTGTTGGTGACAGAAGCATGTTGACCGAACTTAAATTGACTCCAGAGGCAGGAACAGTAGATAATTTTTTAGAACCCCGTTGACATTTGATATTTCAGACCTATATTAATAGTATAGGAGGTTAACACTATTATGAGAACTATACACTATGTAGGAATGGATCACGACACTTATACTCGAGCTCGGAGAGTATTCGGTGGTCCGGCTTACTATCACAAATATATGGACGCTCGTGTCTATAGTGAAGTTGGTGATAAAGATGTTGTAATTATTGGTGATCCAACCTATAATAAGTATGTGTGGGATGCATCAGCTGTTGATAGGAGATATACAGAATGAGTAATCAACGTTCGGGTAAATGGAAACCAGCTTCTTTAGATAATGGTACGAGTGATATGCGCTTGCGTAATTTCTTTCGTACTTGTGTAAGGGCTCTTGAGGATGAACCTAATGCTCAGTTTTATTTTGAGCAGATAGAGGAGCATATTAATAAGGGCGGCAGTATAATGACGGACGACCTTACTGCCGTCCGCCGAATGTTAGGAGCCTAGTCTTTCTTATCAGACTTACCCTTTGAATAGGCCTGCGCGCCAAAGAAGGCCGCAACCAAACCAGCAATGGCTACGAAGTAGGTTGGAGCAATATTTCCAATCACTTCGGCAGCCGAATCAATTCCCAAGACTGATGTGATCAGGATCAATACTGGATATAGAAGCATACCCCAGAGAGCGAACCATGCCATAGATCTAATCTGATCTTCTTTAGCATCCTCGTTCTCTTGCATTTTCTTTTTATGTTCCCACTCTGCAATTTCTTTAGCACGAGCCATTTCTTCATCAGTAATGATTCCATCCCCATCCGTATCAAGATGGGCATAGATAGAATCAGCCTGCATTACCTTGGGGTCTTTTTTCTTGTCTGCCATTGTTCTCATCTCCACTCCAAAGAGGTTAGCTTCTGTCATTAGGGTTGATCTTCTATGACATATACATCGTCAGAACCAGTGGCTCCCATGATGACATTGCCAAACTCCGCAGCAGCCCAGGTCATTATTAAGATGCCCAGCAGCCCTATAAAGACCCATTTCATTTTCATATCATCGACAATCATTTTAATACCGATCATCTCATTCCCAAGAACCCTAAACTGTAATTCCATTTTACCTTCTGGTGTCATATCATCTGGATTTACATTAGGTAAATTATCTTTTTCCATTTTATATCCTTTTCTGTATATTTATGTTATTTAACCCCTTGAAAATCTAGCTAACGGTCCTTATATATAAACTATGAAAAGCAGAGTAGTAAGCATAATAAGTGGAACAATAACCATGAGTATACTCGGAGGCGCATTGGCTTTGGCCATGATATACCCACAAGTTGATCCAGAACAACATAAATGCTTGTCACTTAATATCTACCATGAAGCCAGAGGCGAAAGGGTAGAAGGCCAAATTGCAGTTGCTCAGGTGACCCTTAACAGACAGGATGATAAACGTTGGCCCGAAACTATTTGCGGCGTGGTATATCAAGATAAACAATTTAGCTGGACACATATGATAGAAGATCATTCGCCTAAGGATTTTAAGGCTTGGCACAAAGCCCAGGTGATTGCCCGTGATGTAATGATTGGTAATGTAGATGATCCTACATTAGGTGCTACTCATTATCATGCTAATTGGGTTAATCCCAAATGGGCTGATTCCTATAAGTTGACCAAGGTCATAGGCGCACATTTATTTTACGAGTAGAAGGTACCACAGATGGTAAAAAAGACTGAAAAGAAACTATGGAAAAAGGTAAAGAAGATGGATCTAGGAAACCCAATGATAACAGCCCTCGTTGGCCTGGTTATTTTTTATATTGGACTTAAAACATTCTCCGGTGGAATGAAATCAATGGGTAACATGGATCATCTTCAGTTCTTCTTAGGCAATCCATTGTATATGTTCTTCGGTGGGATCATTATGACTCTACTGTGGCAATCGTCTAGCTTATCTACCACTGCAATTATTGCATTGGTTGCATCTGGAGCTTTGCCTCTCCCAGCTGCCATTGCGTGCGTCCTAGGAGCTAATATTGGTACTACAGGTACAATCTGGCTTGCGGGGTTGTTTGTATCCGATGGAATACCAAAAGGTGACACTCTCAGAATTGCTGTAGCTCATACAGGAATGAACTTACTAATGGCTGTAATGCTGTTACCGTTTGTGGGTCGTCTTGCTCAAGTCTTAGCAAGAATAGGGTAGGCCCCAAAAGCACTACCTAAAAAAAGATCGTATCCAGTAGTGCCAATATATTGGATATGATTTACTATATAATTTGTAAGCGTTAATAACGGATGTATGGACTCCGGGGCGGTACCGGACAGCTCCACCATAAACACACTGAGAACGTAAAGCGTCAGTAAGTCTATGTAGGATCGCAACCTTGAGCAACAATGTGTTTATGATGGGGCTGAAATAGGATCGACATGTATTCTAGTTTACAAAACATAAATGCAAACGATAATTTTGCACCTTCTGGATTTGCTCTAGCAGCGTAATCGCAGGGAGCTGGCCACTTGCTTAGCAACAGAAAAGTGGCATTTTAACTACAAAAAGGAACTAAACATATGGAAATTCTCAACAAAGTAAAGTCATGGGCTGCCAGCCTTACTGACCTTGGTATCAGTATTGCTGCTCTTATGATCGTAGTAGAAGTACTCGGTCTAGGTAATATCCCTTTCTTTCCTGAGACTAGCATCGTCGCAAATGTGAGCGGCATGTTGGGTACCCTAGGCGCCGAAGGTCTTATGGGCTTGTTAGCAATTTGGGTTCTATATGCGATTTGGAACAGATCTCAATCTTAATTTAAGGAACTAAAAATAATGAAATTCGCAGCAATCGCAGCAGCAACACTATTAACTGCAACATCAGTCTCAGCCAATGAGATTGGAGGAACCGGCATCACTTGGGGTGTCGAAACAGAAGCAGCATATACGATCAATGACGCAGCAGGTGCTGCAGTAGATGATTTTGGAGTTAAGATTACTCCTGAAATCGGATACACAATGTTCGGTATCGGTCTTACTGCTGATATGGACATTCCGGTATACAACAACGAAGAATTCAAGCTGAACAAAGCATTTGATGATCCGAAGGTCAATTTGGGAGCAACATATGAATTGTTTGGAGGAATTGAGTTGTTCGGTGAAACAACATGGGATTTTGATGCATCCGATAATGTTTCCACTAAAGTAGGTGCTACATTTGCCTTCTAAATAAGCATAGGGTCACTACTCAATAAGTGCGCGGGGGGCCTATGGTTAGCCCCCTTTTTTTATGTCGAAAGGAACTTTAATGAAAAAACTATTATTGGCCTTAGGATTCGTCTCAGCTTGTGCTCCAGCTCATGCAGACATGATTCAAATCAATGTACCATGCGACCCATCGCCTGAAGTGATGAGAATAATGATACAGTATAAAAATGCGCTATTAATGCACGGAACAGGTACAATATCTGCTAAAGATGGAAAGACATTTACTTCCGAAGCCAAAGTATTCTTAAATCAAGATACAGGCACACTAGCTGTTGTTCTGTCTTTTCCAAATGATAGTGGTCCGCCAATGTCGTGTTTAATCATAGCAGGCGCTGAGTGGGAGCCCTATGGAGGTCCTCAGCCATGGGATAACAAGAAAGAAGATCTGTAATGTGGGTTTTGTTATTTGTATATCTTTATGATACAGTTCCCTATGTAGAGACACATAGCCAACATACTTCTATGATGAAATGTTTTCAGGCTCGAGAGGCTCTAGGTGAAGAACTAACGGGCGCGCGTGGATATTTTCCTGATGGTCAGCAAGCCTTGTGTGTTAAAAAAGTATAAATAGCTATACTGATAATGAATAGGTTTAAGATGTATAAAATTATTACAATAATATTTGTTATGTGTATGGGTAGCGTAGCTTTTGCACAAGAAGAAACTGAAACAACAGGAACGATTACTAACACAAGTACGTCTGACCCTATTGTTACAGAGAATTATAACGAAAGTAATGTAACGTCTAGTTCTGACGCTACTACTACAGTCAAATCTCCTCCTCCATCAGCAATATCTCCATCGATCAATTCTGCTAATTCAGATTTATGTACTGTAGGTGTTGCTGGTGCGGTACAAACGCAGATACTTGGTATTTCAGCTGGTAGTACAGTCAGAGATATGAACTGTGAAAAACTAAAGAACGCAAAAGTATTATATGATATGGGCATGAAAGTTGCAGCTGTATCTGTGATGTGTCAAGATAAACGGGTCTTTGATGCTATGATGGATGCAGGTACTCCTTGCCCCTACGATGGATTGATTGGAGATGCCGCCAAGGCTGCTTGGCTTGCTAATAAAGAAAAAGAGCCTGCAGAAGGCGACAGTAGGAACCCTCTAGCTAATTTGGACGAAGATGATAAATCGACTGTGTATGGCCTCGGTGCTATTGGCACTCTCTTCCTCTTACTGTTACTCTGATACCACATACGGAGTAACAAATAATGCGGCCACCAATGGATTAAATTGGGGCATGGAGGGAGTGTTACCTGACCACAGCTTGCCTTGGGTTTCTGTTGAGATTAATGGATTGACATACAGATATACTATTGATAAAGATCCATCCACAGGATCTAATGTATATGTTCGCAATCAAGATCCAATCAATGGTGGTTATATCTTTGAAGAAAAAGATGAGTGGGCCAAAGGAAACCCTGGAGGATCAATCCAAAAGTATTTTAGATTTCCGTATGTGAATTCCAATAGATGGGGTAACGGATCAATTGACCTTGAAGGCCAAGGGCAAATATCTGATGCAATTATAACTTATAATTATAAAATGACAGTTGATGAAGGAAAAATGTTGTGTACAGCATCACCTCTAGTAGATCCTTCATGCCCAGGGTTCGCAGAGGCCTTAGCTGAACTATTGGCAAGTGTAGCTGATCTTCAACCTGGTGATCCGTTCTACGACGAATGGGTCCAGGCTAATTTAGATCAGGTAGTAGAAGAAGACCAGTATGATGATGATGAGGTAACCGACCTCCCAGATGAAAAAAAGTCAAACTTTGAAAAGGATACTTTTGCTGGTAGAAACACAATTGAAGGATTAGTAGATTTAGCTAATCAAGATGCTATTATTAATGAGTTGGCTCAGCTACCAAAGATCCAACCATATTACCAAAAACAAATATATGGTGGTGTCTATGAAGAAACACTTACTCTTATAGATACTAACATACCTGATAATCGCAGAGCGTTGAGAAGTTTATCATCGGATTCAACACATAATACAATGGTTCGCTCACAATACGAGTAATAAGAAGGAAATATACAATGCTAAAAACTATTACGTTTACTAGTGCTATATTATTGGCTAGTTCAGTAATGGCTGCCGAATTCCCAATTGTTGGGCAAGTATCATCCAAGTGTTCTATCTATACAGATACACCTGGTGTTTATGGTAACCCAACACCCGATAAACTAAGTACCGCCCCAACTGATGGTGGTGTGTTGCCCATCATTAGATATGATGTTACAGCAGCGGATTATTATCTAGCTAAGATATCATGGCCCAATGCGTTTACATCGTCTCCAACGCTGACAGATGCAACTGACTGGGATGGTGAGGTAGAAGTATCTAACACTTCTGATGCAGGTATGTCTGGTTACGAAGCGGCAAAGGTTGAGTATGACAATCATACAGAATATGATATGTCAGTAGCAGGATCTACATGGTTTAGTATATCATCCACAGTATTATACGGCCAAGGCAAATCGTTGCCGGGTGGTGAATATAAGGCTAATGTAGTAGCGGAGTGTATTGCAGAATAATGAAGAGCTTATATTATGGGTTAGCGATGTCGTTGTTTTCAACAATGTTATGCGCGCATGAATTCACACCCACATATCCCAAATTCAAACCCTCATTTATAGATGATGCATCAGTAACTACAATGAAGTTGTGGAACAAAAGATCGGATGTAAGATATTACGAAGTAACAGTTTTTAATTCAGAATGGAAGCCAATTCCTTTTGCGACAGTCCATAGGTTAATAAAACTAGGTTATAACAATCAAGTTAAGTTTGATATCTATGTTAAAAACAATAACGTACGTAATGTAACTTACATTTGCACTACTTCTAAACAATTAAACGAGGATGTTAAATCCACAGGAGTCAAATCTAGGATATGTTCTAAAGTAAAGTGATCTGAATATGAAACTATTATTATTATTTGTGGTTATAGGAACAACAGCGTTTGCTGAGTCAAGTTCGTTAAACTTACAGTTACCCAGCGTTCCTGGCAACTACCAATCCGATAAGTTCCGAGCAGGAGAGCTCGATTGTTCTAATGCTATTGGTTCGGCTACTAACTTAGAGTTTGGGGTAACTGGTCTAATAGATAAAGGTGATTATGATCAACTGAATAATTATATTAATGGTGGTACAGATGTAGGTGTGTATGCTAGAATAATGATTCCGCTTGGTAAAAGAGTAAAATCACGTATTGATTGTAATAGGTTATATGATTTAGAATTAAGAAAGAAACAGCTCGAAGTAATGAAACTCGAAAGAGAATTACAACAACTAAGACAGCTGCAGTTTGAGGATTAAAAATGGCTGAAGTAGAGTTTGGTGGATTAAAGTTTTCTGGTGGTAAGATGGTGGGCCTTCTTACTGCATTGTCTACTCTGGGTGGAGCCGCTTGGGGTGGGTTTGAAATCTACAAAGACTATATGGATATGAAAGAAATTATCCAAAATATTGACATTGAAGAAATCCAGGCTGCCAATGTACTACAGCTTCAAAAGTTAGATGATGCCATAGCCTATACAGTAGAGATTAGAAAAGATCTTGCTGGTGATGTCGAAAGAGTTGAGGCAACCGTAAGGGTGTTAGAAGAGCAGGTTAATAAAGCAGAAGAGACTGTCCGCACATTACGTAACGATGTCTATACAAAGTTAGATACGTTTGAAGAAAGACTGAGATTAACTCTCAAAGGCAATCAAGACACAATGGCTGATATGAGAGATAGAATTTCTACCAACCTCGAAGAATCAGAGGGACGCATTAAAGATACCCAGAGATCCATTGGAGATACACTAGATGGTATTCGTTCTGAAATGAACCAGCTGCAGAAGGATATCACGGTATCAATTAGAGAAGTCGAAGGCACAATTAGACTTACCGATAAAGATCTGACGGCCGATATGAAACAACTTGAAAAAGATCTTAATGATAGACTTCAAGAAGCACTTGATAATCCCCTAGCCAACTAAAAAAAACCTCTTTTCTTATAAATACGCAATAGAGAAGAGGAAACAAAATGATTGATCCGGTTACGGCTATTGGTTTAGCCACAACTGCGTTCAAGGGCATCAAGAGTGCCATAAGCGCAGGCAGAGACATCCAAGACATGGCTGGTCAGCTTGGCCAGTGGGGTAAAGCAATATCTGATTTAGATTTTGCGGCCCAGAAGGCTGATAAGCCACCTTGGTATAAGAAACTAGGTGGAGGCATTGAAGCCAACGCCATGGAAGTGTGGATTCATAAAAAGAAGGCCGATGAGATGCGTGAAGAATTGCGTGGCTACATATCAGCTGTGTATGGTCCATCAGCATGGAAAGAAATAGTACACCTAGAAGGCGTAATGAGAAAAGAACAGAAAGAAGCTGTTTATGCCGCCCAAGAAATGAAAGAGAAAATCATTGCTTGGATATTTGGAATTATTATAACCCTCATAGGTATGGCTATCATGTCTGGAATAATCTATTGGATAGGATTGGCAAACGGTAATTGGTGAATGAGGATCGTTGAAATTAAAAGAGGAAGATGGGCTGTATATGATGAGTATGATAATGTTGTTCTGATTACGACCAATAAAAATATAGCATTACGTATTTTTTTTAAATAAAAATTTGGGTTAGCGCTAACATGGGCTAACACTCATTATACATAATATATTCCTTCCACATAAGTTAAGGAGATAATATGTGTACACCATTCGTCCGTAAAGAAGCCAACCGATATTTCTGGATGATCAAGGGTCATCTTATCCCAAAGACTGAACCAGATGAAACAGTAGAAGCCTACTATGAAGGTTACTTTAGACGATTATGGAATAACGAGTCTCAGTGCCTAGATGTCTATCAAGTTGGATTTGAACAGGCCTATAAGCAACGAGAGGCCGAAGTATACAATACAGAGATAAAGAAGGTTGCTGTATTGGGTGGTCATTATGACTAAAAAAAAATAAAAAAAAACATATTTACCGGGGTGACATTTAGTTTCTAGTACCTATATTAATAATATAGATGATGGAGATATATAATGTTTACTTACTCAGATGATTGCTTCTCAGATCTTTTCAAGGACGTTAATGGTTTCCGTCCTCGTGGTTCTTTGATGGACGATTGGAATGATCGCACACCTCGCCAGAAGCAAGAGCTTTGGAATGCTCTCTGCGATGAGCTTGAGGAAAATACTAAGGCTGAGAAAGCAGCTGAAGTAGTCGCTATCGAGAAGTTTGAAGCTCGTGTTCAAGATATTATTGAGTTAGGTGCTGGTAATCGTACTAACGCTCTTTTGTGGATGTCTGGTACAGAGACATTCTATAGTGCTCAATGTGTTGAACATTTTGTTTGGGAGCAAGGTATTTTGTTTACTGATTATGGTAAGCAGTTAATAAAGGATCTCTGCGAGATCGTAGAATATAAGGAGTATAATTATGGATAATAAGGCTTTGTATTGGAGAGTGGAAGCTTATACTTTTAAAGATGGTGAATATGAGCTACAGGAGTTTGGAACAGGATTTAAATATGATCAGGCTCGTTCTTATTATTGGAGTCTGTACGATTCCAATAAATTTGCTAAACTCCAAATGACTCGTCTTGATGAAGGCCAAACATGGTCAATTTTAGGACCGGAGGCTGCATGACTCCCATTGAAATATTTGAATATAAGCAACGCTGGAAAAGGGATGGAGGTGGATATTCAGTCCGTCTCCATTCTGATCTAGGCTTGCAAGGTAAGGATTTTTGTAAGGTAATGATGATGAAGCAGCAGTGGGATATGACTGGCTGGACTGCTGTCTATGAACACACATTTCATTTTGAATATAAGCAAGATGCTGATATGTTTCGAAATAAATTCAAAAAATATGCAGATAAATGAATTTGCCGGGGTGCAATTTGATGTCAGATGAACTATATTAAATATATAAGGAGAGATGATATGATGATAACTAATGATATTCAAGATACCCTAGTAATGCAGAAAAAGCTTTCTAGCCTGCTGCGTCGTTCTAATACCTTTGGTATGTCTAAGTCGGACATTCAGGTCGAGCTGGATATGATTATCTCTGATCTTATCTCAAATGTAAATCGTATTGAAAAAGAAATGAAGGAGTCTATATAATGGCACATGAAGTAGAAATGATTAACGGTCAAGCTCAAATGGCATATGCTGGAGAAAAGCCTTGGCATGGATTGGGTGTAGAGGTCTCTAATGATCTTACTCCAGCTCAGATTATGGCTAAAGCTGGCTTGGATTGGCAGGTTGAGAAAATGCCTCTATCCTTTACTAATCGCGGTGGTAAGCTGCAATCAGTAAATAAGCATGCTTTGGTACGTTCTCATGATAGTAAAGTACTAGATGTTATTGGTGATGATTGGAACCCTGTTCAGAACGCAGAAGCGTTTGAGTTCTTCAGTGAGTATGTACTTGCTGGTGATATGGAAATGAATACTGCTGGATCTTTGAAAGGTGGAAAGAATGTATTTGCCCTCGCTAAAGTTAAAGAGTCTTTTGATATCCTTGGACAAGACCAAGTCGACTCCTATCTACTGTTTAGCAATCCTCACGAATATGGTAAGGCTGTTGATGTTAGGTTTACTCCCATTCGTGTTGTATGCAATAATACATTAACCTTCTCTTTGCAGTCTTCTTCTAAGAACTTCGTTAAGGTTGGTCACCGTTCTAAGTTTGACGCTGATATGGTTAAGCAGCAAATGGGTATTGCTTCTGAGAAGTTTGCTCAGTATAAAGAGATGGCTGAGTTCTTATCTACTAAGCGTTACTCTACCGAGTCTCTTATACAGTATTATAACGAGGTATTCCCATTTACACATAAGCAGGCCGAAGCTCCTACTAAGGTAGAAGATCTTTCCAAGAATGCCAAGGCTGCTATGGATTTGTTGTATACCCAACCTGGTGCCCAGTATGGTGAGGGTAGCTGGTGGCAGGCTCTTAACTCGGTAACTTATCTTACGGATCATAAGATGGGCCGTTCGGCCGATACACGTATGCAGTCGGCATGGTTTGGTATCAACCAATCTCGTAAGCTGAAAGCGGCCAATAAGGCAGTAGAGTTTGCAACAGCTGTGTGATATACATAAAGATTGGATTGAGTTCTTTGACCGG